ATTGGAACTTCGAACCGTCGTCCTTCTGATCCCATACTCCGTCCATATACTCGTTGATGTTCTCGTTGAGATAGTCGGGCGCGCTCATGTCATTCAAGACATCATCAGCGCGCTTATCGAAGGCGTTTTTCAAAACTTTACCAATCTCGTCTCTCATGTCATCGGTGAGAAGTTTTGCATAGTCCTGCGACTCGATGCCCTCAAATCGCGGGCCACTATCATCACGAAGCGCCTTGAGTTTATCGTCGTCAAAACTGAAATCAAGATCACTGCTGCCACCGCGCCCCACTTCATAGTCGATGCTCAGCGCGTCGAGGATTTGCTTCGGCGTGAAAGGAAGCTGGCGACCTTCCTTCTGATAGCCGTGATCAAGCAAGTTTTTGACAACATTGCCTTCCGGGTCGCGCGCAACGCCGCTGCTGCCTTCCATCCATTCATTGAGCGCATCGGCGGCCCATTCGTTTCCGTACCCATCGTTGAAGTCTTCGGCGACCCTGCCTTTCGCATCGTCAGGGCCGTTCTCTTCGCGCCAGTTGTCTTCCTCATTTTGCCTGTAGGCGGAGCGATTCGCTTCCATCCAATGATCTTTGGCGGCGTCCTGTTGATCACCACCAAGTTGATCCCATTCCTCAGGAGTGGGCGTCGATGGAGTCGGCTCGGTCTCTTCAGGCGTGGGTGCCGGCTCTTGCGTGTGCATCACTTCGGGCGTGGGGATCGTAGCCGCCTTCAAAGCGCCGGCACTCGGATTTGTCGTGCCGAACGCGGCGTTGAGCGCTCTCTTAAGACTGTTAGGGTCCAATGCGTTACGCGTCGCAGTGCCGGGCGCGGCGAGCGGCGAGGGATTGGCGGCCCTTGCTTCGGCGTTGACACTCGACTTTGCGTTCAACGCCGCCTCGACAATGTCGCCGAAGTTCTTACGACCCTCGGTGTTCGCAGCGGCGCTCGGCTGAGCCTTCAACGCCTCGACAATGTCGCCGAAGTTCTTGCGACCCTCGGTGTTGCCAACGAGCGGTCCAAAAATAGCGAGAAAGCGATTCTTCGTCGCCGGTCCGGCGTTCTTATAGCGCTTCAACACGGCGGCGCGTGCTTCAACATTTCCTTTCATTGCTTCATAAACGCGTTTTTTCGTCGCTTCACCTTGTGAAGCGCGAATGGCTAGCGGCTCACTCTTCCCTGAAGATGCCCCGCCTTTCGTCCACTCGCCCGCGTGAATGTTGCCGCTCGTCTTCGTTCCCGCCGGCACGCGCGCCTCTTCGTCGAGCGTCGAAACGAGACAACCACCGACGAATGACAGAGAGACGCGCTTGGTCATTTCAGCCCCTCACCAATCTGTCGACGACAACATGCACCAAAACGGCATACACGAAAAGCGATCCAATTGCAGCAAGCCACCCCATAATGATAAGCATCACGACGCCAATCTTGAGATCACAACGACGAATGAAACGATGGTCAGGATTGCGAAAGTGAAGAATGGAATCGGCCCGAGTTGAATCGGCGTGTTGGCGTTGAGAGTAAACACAATGGCGCTCATCAACGCGCTCAGCACGAAGACGATCGCCCATCCTGCGGTGACGTTGACACGAAACATGAACGCCGTACCGACCAAGATCAAAACCAAAACAGCGTACCACGCCGCAGTGATCACTTCACCACTCGTTGAGCTATTCATTTGTCAATCCCCAACAATTGCAGGAACGGCAATTGAGGCCGCTCTTCCAAATCCTTGAGCGCCTTGAGCGTCAGAGCGCCAGAAGAATCCGTCTTGTCATCAGGCTTCAATGGCGGCATACCATTCTTTTCGCGACGATCATTCTCTTCCTTGAGTTTGTCGGCGACGCATTGTTCGTGTGTCTTGGTGGCGTTGCCATCGTTCCAGACATCTTCGTAGCAATTCTCGTTAAGGAACTTGCGAAGCACATCCACCGGGATAGCGAGGCCCAGACCTGCGCCGGCCGAAGCGTCGGGGAGGCCAATCAACTGCCCCGAATCATTGTAGAGCGCGCCGCCACTGTTACCCAAATTGATTGCTGCGTCCACTTGATAGAAAGGAACATCAGCATCCGCCCACGGCACTTTGATCATGCGCGTGGTCGAAGACACGATGCCTTTGGAAACCGAAGCGTCCAGCCCGCGAGGATTGCCGACTGCGAATACCGTATCGCCACGCGTCACCTTGTCATTCGGTCCGAGAACGTGGCTATAAACCGTCTGAGGAATTGTGTCGGCTCTAATCTGAAGGAGCCCTAGATCATACGATTTTTTATGAGCAATGATCCGAGCTAAGAAGGTGGCAGAGCCGACGTTGCGGAAGCCCTGATAGTTTTTTTGTTCAAGCTGCATATCGGTGAAGACTTCGCGCTTCACTTTCTCGACGACGCCGTTGTCGGAGGTCTCTTCCTTTTCTTCGACTTTGATGTTGTCATCCACACAGTGATTTGCGGTCATGATGAGGCGGTATTTAAGCGAAATCAGCGTCGCGGTGCAGAGCCCATCCGGGCTATCGGGTGGACCGACCTTGAGAATGAAATTCGTCATGTTGATGTCGGCGTTCATATCCTTCCATTCGGCGTGTGCCGAAGTGACAGCGAGTGACAGCGTGATAGAAGAGATACATAAAGCTGTGATGACTTTCATTTTCCAATTCCCACTAATTTGCGAACACGATCAGGATCGATGGCCGACGAGTGCGTCGCCAACTTCTCGCGCGCCGCCTGCAATGCGTCGGGTGGCTTCACCACCGCCTTGAGCGACGTCACGGCTGGCTTCTCGGCGGCCTGGGCTGATGGTGCCGCCGCCGGCTTCAATTCGCCCTGCGCCTCGCCGGGTTTGGGCGGCGCGCCCGTCTGACCAAGATCAGGTTGCGGCGCTCCCGGAACACCCATCATCGCTGCGCCTGGGGGCGGGTCGAGCTTGGCCTTTTCGATGTCTTGGTCAGTGATATTGGAGAAGACGTTGGTGACGTCACTCGACTGTTTCAGTTCCTTCAACGCAATGGCGCGATCGATGATGCCGGCCTGGAACACAGAGACAATCGTTCCTGACGTCTTCGTCGCGATGTCCGCCTTGCCGCCCTCGTCGATTTGCCACAGCGACTTGAAGGTGAAGTTGAGATCGGGCTCGGCCGGTCGACCAAGCTCTGAGGCGTGCGTCAATTGTAGAATCTTCAGAACGTCAGTGCGCTCGTTGTCTTCCTGCAACTGGCGAATCTTGTCATAGTAGGTTTGAAGATCGCTCTGCCCCGTGCTGTTCAAGCCGCCCGGCGATTGACCAAAGAGACGCGTCACGGGGATGCCGAGTGATCCCGATAGCTGTGAGGCGAACTGTTCGATGATCTCGGCGAGGCCGGCGAAGGTGTAGGTGTTGACTTCAATGTCGTCTTCACTATCGATGACCGACAAGCCTTCCGAGCTTTGGAAGACGCGAATGTTTTCCATTTGCTTGAGTAGCGCGCCGTACGCTTTGCCGCCCGCGCTGATGATCTCACGCAGTTTCTTGATCTTCATCGTGCGAAGGTGCGCCTTGAAGATCAACTGCGCCGCACCGGCCGTGGCGCTGTCAAATTGAATCAAGCGATCGAAGATCGGCTCAAGGACGCTCAGGCCCCATCCATTCTCAGCAACGCGCTGATAGTAGGGAAGATCGTCACCGTCGAAACGAATGATGCGCGAATGATGTACGGTTTGCTTCGGCAGCTTCAGGCTGTCTCCGATGATGTGATAGATGCGCGGCTTGCCGATGTCAGGTCCAAGGTCTTTGATGACGTCGCCGGCCGGCGGTTCAATCATCCACCGATCAAGGACCGCGACGCCTTTGAACTGACCCTTGCCGACGCTGGTGATGTTGAGCGGCGTATCCATCTTCTGGCCGTCGACCATGATCACGCCGACCGACCCGCCATACAAGCGTGCCCAACAAATGTTTTCGTTGAACGCCTGCCAAATCTTCAGGCGTGATAAGCCTTGTTCAATCTTGTCAATGTCTTTGGGATCGATGGACGACGTGATTGCAATGCCTTCACGCGTCATATCATCGGCGATTGTCTTCACCGCAGCGCGCACGATCCATGACCCGCGATATGCGAATTCGAGCAACATCCGATCGCGTGTGATTGGGTTGAAGCCATACGTGCCGCCCGACGTAAGCTTGTTGACGCCAATGCCGAGATCAGCGTGCAGATTCTCGAAACTGTCTTTGGTCGTCGTCTTAACGGGCGCTAATTTGCGGGGGGCCATCGACGATCTCACTTAATTACGCGCCCTGAAGCGCGCGAACAACAATCCAAATCCCTGTTGGAGTCGCGCCGTAGACTCTAGGCGCTTCGACGAGATTGAGTAACCACCAGCCGCCGCCGGCCCATAAGGCCACGTCGAGAAGGATGAGAAGAGCATCACGCATTTGAAAGCCTCACTCAGTTAAAGCCACACTGGTAGCTGTTGCCGCATGCGCACGCCGCGAGCATCAGCGGCATTAACACAATCGCTAGTCGAGTGATCACGATCATCCGTCTTCCGATCCATGTTCTTTGATGTAGGCGAAGATTTTTGCCTCGCCTTCATAATATGTGATGATCGACGCGATGTTGTTGCGCGCTATCTGGCGATGCTCAGCAACGAACGCCGCGTCACGTCTAGCGAGAAGTTCCGCGTCGGAGAGCGTCAGTTGCTCTTCCCAACACGCGAGATCAACCTTGGTCTTCGCAAGCCCTTTGTCATAGGCGGTCGGTAGGTCGAGCTTGGCGAGATCATCATAAGCTGACATCAAAAGGCTCCAACGATCCAACTCAGTCCATAACCGACGATCGGCGATAGAAGCATGACGAGCGTCGCAGCGCCGCCAAGGAACAGGATCACGCCGACAGTGAAGGGGAGGATGCCTGGGTTGCTCGGCTTGCCGCGACTGTTGACGCCTTCAACGAAGCCAGCGGCCCCGGCCAAAGAGCCAGTGATCATCGCCAACAACGCAAAAGTGACTGTCCAGCCTTCGTTCACAGCCTTCCCCAAATGCCAGCAACATTCTTAGCGAAGGTTAAGTTTAGTGCATCTGCCAGATCGGGCGAGCGCAAGTTGCGCGGCGCACGCTTCATTTCGTCCTTGGACTCTACTACCAAACGGCCGGAACTGTCGATCTTGTATTTCACCGTCGACAACTCTCCGGCCATGTCTTCGGCGTAGTCTCTAGGCGCTTCGACGAGCGACGGAGCTTCATCGCGAAACCAAATCTGACAATTCTGCCACAACTCATCACGTAAGCGGAATGGCTGAGCATCGATGCCGTCGAACGTTGTGCGATCTTCGGTGGTCTTAGATGCAGCACTGACGCCTTGGACGAAGAGGTTGTCAATCTCTTTCTCTTTGATCACTTCCTCGACACGATCGACCACACCGCCGCCGACGCCACCTTCGTCGATGTTGATGAAGGTCGCGCCCCACTCTTTAGCATACACAATGCAACGGCCAGACGTGACCATCGTGCTTTCTTTGGAGTGCACGGCAATCTTTAGAACGTTGCGGCCTTGTCTTAGGACGAACGTCGTTCGATCATCGCCGTAACGCGCAACGTCGACACCCATAATGCAAGGAAGATGATCATCCTCTTTGTACCTTGGTCGCTTAAGCGACGCCTCAGTGTGGTCAATTGGAATGAGAACGTCATCATCCTGCAACGGAAACTCACCGTCCGCACGAACACGAACGACGTTAGAGCCTTCACCAAACTTACGGATAAGATTGGAGCGATAGTCCTTGTCGACGAGTGGCGAGTCCATCGACTTATAGTGAAGCGCTGTGTAAAGAGCGCGATCTTTCTTGTGGCTGTTGGCAAAATATCCCGTCCCTGTCGTTGGATTCCCGACCATCAACAATCGGCTGCGCGGCGATGACAATGCGCCCTCGGCGACTTCGAAGACCTTGTCGGCGACACCTGACGCTTCCTCAACGATGAAGAGAAGCTCGCCGCCGGCAGAATCCTCAATGATTGAATATCCATCATCGCTAATCGTTAGATTTGAGGCATGGAACCCCTGCAACGCATCTGGCGACTCGGGCTTGGCGGTGCGCGCCACAGCAAACACTTCGTTCGGAGCGCCATTTGCATAGAGCTTGTCTTGTGTCAATTTGAAAATCTGACCGATCCATAAATCCTTGGGCCATGGCGGATCGCGCGCCATACTAAGCCGGTCACTTCTCGATCGACATTTTGCCAACTCAGGCCACAACACGTCGCGCAATTGCGATGATGATGGTGCAGTTATAGGAATACGAGGATTGTCTTGGCATTCGAGCATCCAATAGACGACACCAGCAAGTGTGGTCGTCTTTCCTAATCCATGACCCGAACGCACTGTGACCTTAGCCCCAGGCTGAGCGATAGCTTCAATGATCTCCGCCTGTTGCCATGTCGGTTTGATACCGAGGCGATCCCTGAAATAAGGGATAGGGTTTTCGCGCCAATAGTCGCGCACCGCTTTATAGCTTTCGTGAGTCGATTGATGTAGACTCACGGGTGCAGCCCAGATTTGTTTTGTTGATCATCAACTTTCTCAGCATCATCGTCAGTTGACTTGCGCGGAGCGCCAATCAGCTTCTCAATCGATTCATTCAATTTACCAACATCAACCTCTTCATCGCCTTTAGCCGCGCGCCAATCAGGATCATAGACCTGAAAGAAAGCAATGGCGGCGCGAACGTCAGGTTCAAAATGTTTTATTCTGCGAACCGACTCAATGTACGTACCACTGCCGCCACCATGCGACAAGACAAAATCCTTTATGACCTTTCGTTTATAACCCATGATACATTCAAAGAAAGTAGGACGCATGGCCCTAAGCTCTTCGTCGCGGGATCGGACATTTGCGGTCAAAAACTCAGGATGGTCGCGTCTCCAATTAAGGATCGTGTTTCGTGAAACTTTGAAATAGTCTCTAATCTGCTGATCGGATGCGCCAATGGCGCACAGATTACGCACGATTTCGACGTACTCATCTTTGTATTTCGTCGGTCTTCCTTGGCCGGCGTTGTACCCGCGTCGCTCATCGATCAACTCGCGTCATTCATCGCCGAGATCATATCACGCCCACACACAAAGTGCACTGAAGCGCACTGAAACAACTCAAGAATGGCGCGATCCGGGGATAGATCGGCGATCGTCGCGAGCATCCCTTCGAACGGCCCTTCATTCACCTTGACCTTGTCGCCGATCCCCAGGTGATCATTGAAGGCACCGCCATCCGCCGCACGTCGCAGGGCTGAGATCACGTCGTCATGGACGAACGATGGCAGTCGACCGAAGCGGATGAAGGCGACTGCGCCGCTGAGTCGCTGGATGTCCTGCCAGCGATCCTCGACGAGATCAGCATGGACGAAGATGTAGCCAGGGAACAAGGGTCGCGGTTCCCACGACACACGTCGAGCGTGGGAGATCATACACAATCGCTTGGGCGCGTAGGTCTCAAGGGCAATGCGCTTTAACAACGAGTTTTCGAACACCGGCTGAATCTTCAGCACTGTCCAAACTTGCATCGCTTGCTTTCCTTAGCGCCTCATAAAGGCCGGCGACTGTCCACTCCCGACGAGTGATCTCAACCGCCCTCGATACGGGAAGCGTGCCAGCCGCCAATTGCGAAGCATGCCGACTGCCCACGGCATAGCGCCGATCGTCTTCCGCCACAAGCAGGAAGCACGATCGCTTAGAAACCTTGGCGAACAGCGTATGCCACCGGATTTGCGATGGGCGCACCTTGGCGAGCATCGACAATTGCG